CCCGGGTTTTCTGAAAAGGTAAAATACGGAGTAAGGTGAGTTTTCTGGACGCTGTACCACGAGTCATAGTCTGTGCTTTGGAATATAAAGTCTGGAAGACTTACTGTAGGAGAGGATAGGGCTAAGCCTGTCGTGTCCATGTTCTCAGAGATACCGTGCTCCCACTTGCCCATGTCTGGGTACTGGTAGTTATTAGTATAGTCTGCAACAGAGTAATCTATGAATGCAGTACTTGCTCCAAAAGATTTGTTTGACCCATCTGGAGACTCTACAGCTTGACCAAATCCAAATCGTCTTTTTGCTACGAGGGATGGGACTACGTATGGGTAGAATGCCGGACAATCTATCTCAACAACGGGTACATCTTCATAAGCATATACACCCCAGTAGTCTTCTCCATTTTCCAAGTCTTCAAAGACCAGATCCGAGGTATCATAAGTAATGTTTAAGACTTCTTCTCCGTTTATAAGAAGACTTGCAGAGTTTACGGCTATTCTGATGTCTACTAACATTGGGCGATACCACTCACCCACAAAGTATGAGCCGATCTCTTCCCCTATTTTAAATCTTAAGAATGGGCCATCGGAATACAGGCCATAGTCTGAAGATGTTGGCCCCAAGATCTTTCTAGGCTGATCGGAACGAGAGTCTATCCTGAGCCAGGCCTCAAAGGTGTAGGGGTTGTATCTTCCGGAGTTATCTAGCATGCCCATTCCCGGCAAAAGCAGAGATGGCTTACCCTCTGTTTGATTTGGCTGGATTCTGGTAAGGTTTTCAGAACCATAGACCATGGGCATAGATGTGTTCTTAGCTAAAAGCTTGTTGTTCTTTACTAGATACTTTGCTTGGTCTCCGCCTAAACCGTACTGATACCCAGGGATAAAGGCTTCTGCTGAAAACTCTAGCTGATCAGCTGCTGACAAATCCACAGTATTCGTTACCCCCAAAGACTCTGCAGAGAACTGCTCCGCCCACTGCCCAGCAGCAAAACCATTAACAACGTAGTCGTAACTGGATGGAGCGGAGGGGGACCCCGATTGATTCAAGTATACAAAGGATATGAATGGGTAAACATACTGATAAGGAGAGCTGGCTGGTACCGAAAAAGTTGCAGAATACATCGACCACTCGTTCGCAACTGGGCTTGAAAATATTTGTTTTTCTTTGAACTCAAAGCTTGCTGGGTCGAAGGGGCTGTCTGAAAGGACATACCCCACCTCTACCCCTGTGGTAAAAGACTGAAGAGCCTTTACGTAAAAGCTAATTGCAAAAGTATTCAAAGTTACATTTAGAGAGCTAACAGGGATTGGATCTGAAAGCCTTACGGACAAAGACTCTAGTGGGTTTGCCCCTGCCACGGATGATAGCTTTGCGTACGAGCTTTGAAAGAATGGTATCCCGTTCAGATCTTCCGCAGGTATGGATGCTGGATCGGTGGTAGAGTGGCTTGTGGTAGCATAGGGACTGTCTGTCCAGCTATTTACGTCCCTTGAAGAATCGGAAACCAGAGACAAGTAGTCGACAGTCTCATCCAGGGCCCATAGGGCGATTGGCTGCTCTGCAAAAACCTTCTCTGCATATAAATTTGATGGACTAGACATTTTTTCTCCTAGTCTATTTTAGCACATAAGACATAATAATTCATCCTAAGGCTGATGCAAACTACCTGACTAAACCCGATCGGGGTGTTCAAGGTATTGGCTATTTAGCTTTCTTCGACTAGTTCTGGCTCTTGGACAATCTCTACCCACTCTGAATTGTAGTAAAGGTAAAGTCGACTGTCAGAGGAGTCAAACCAGGTCTGTCCCTCGAGAGTGGAGCTTGGCTCACTGGCCGATATTATTTAATTAAGGGGTGTAACTGCTGAAACAATGTTCCAAGTGGTGCCGTCCCATTTCCATGTACGGTCACCTGAGGTAAATTCATCTCCGGTTGACGGAGCATCTGGGAAATTAATAGCCATGAGTATATTGTATCAGGTTGCTATCGGGTGCCATAGAGCATTTGGAGAGTGACCCTAGCGTGAGGCTCTGGGGATTCCATTACTCAGGCGCTGGCTCTGGCTCTGGTTCTGGCTCTGGAATCACTAGCCAATCCAATTCCGCTTCGTTCCAGTAATAATCACCATCTGGCTTAGGGGCAGGGGGTTCGTAATCAAACTTTGATTCGTTCCAAGTCCAGCTTTCAAAGACCTTTATTGGCTCAAACTTTTCACCGTTGAACCTAGCGCCAATCCAAGACTCACCAGTTATTTCACTGTCTGCAACTGGGTTGTCAAAAAGTGCATTAGCGACATCTTGCTCCGCCTCAATGACATTAGACACAATACCGTTTTCTATAATTGCAATTCGCATTTTTACGCCACCTCTACTAGAACGATTAGACCTGCTTGCCCAGTTCCGCCTGCGGCACTAGAGCCGTAGGTGTTCACGTCACCTTGTCCGCCACCCCCGCCAGCACCAAAACTAGTGCCATCAAGTCCTCTTGTGGCTCCACCCCAAGCACGCCCTCCTGTACCTCCCCTATAGAAACCAGCCGCTCCAGTTCCAGTGGCGGCGGCTGGACCGTAACCAAGAAGAAGGGTGTATAGATTGGAAACTAATGCAACTCCTGAACCATCTCCACCAGGACCACCACCGTCAGCGCCATTTCCCCCCCCCGGATTGATTGTACTGTTAGTGGTACCAGCACCGCCGCCAGAGCCACCATCTCCACCAGTTCCACCACTGTTGTAGGCACCACCGCCGCCGTTAGAGCCACCATCAGCCGTGAGTGAATCTATCGAAGTTGTCCCACCATTTGTCCCCCCAACGGTTGCGGTGTAAGTGCCAGCCTCAATTACTCCACTAGCAATGTAACCAGCTCCACCCCCCCCGCCGCCGCCAGCATAACTAGAACCACCTTGTCCATTACCAGTCCCGCCCCGACCGCCGCCGCCGATTAGATAAGCCGTGTAACTGGAGTCAATCGTTACCGATTTAGTAGTGTCAATGTAAATAACACCTTTAGTCTCTTCTGGTGTCGTTGGGATTATTTCAAAAAACGACACTTGAGCTGGCAAATCGCTAGTCGTTGACATGATAAGTTTTGCCGCATCCGCCGGCTGTTCAAGTAGATACTGGATAGTATCGCCTGATGGCAAGACACTAAGCTCATTATCGTCAGCATCAAAAATTCCTATTGTTAGACCAGTGCCGTAGTAAACAAATCCATAGGTTTTCTCTGACTCAAAGGGGTATTCATAGACAGCGATATTACCTGGCAAAACTTGGAATGTTGTAGGACCGCCCCCACCAGCCGCATCTGCCCAGGCAACTTCCCCAGCTACGACACTTAGAACTTGGTCGTCTGTTCCTACCCCTAAGCGAGTTACCGAACTAGCGCCGTCAGCGACTATTAGGTCTTGTGCTGTTGTCATTGGGTTTATTACAACTGTATTGTCTATTCCCACTGTACTAGTACCAGCATTATAGGTAAGAGGAGAGGTTGCAGTGACTACACCGCTTGTGCCATCGTCACCCTTAATGCCACCATAGCCAAGAGAAGTCCACGCTGTCGATCCGTTACCAAGCTTAAATTTGTCCGTGTCGGTTTCGATGCCCATCTCGCCAGGAGCGAGTGTAGGGTTTGCCGAGGTCCAGTTTGAGGCTGTGTCGCGCCTTTGCTGTATTCTTACGATTGCCATTAATTTACCGCGCTTCCACCGTCAGCGTAGACCCCGTCTAGGATTACTACGTTCGCATCCGAATTATCTATTTTTAAGTCTTTCCAAGTGTACCATGCTGTAGCAGATCCACCGTCGATATCATCGCCAGTAAGATCAACAATTGGCTTGTTGCTAACACCACCCCAAGCAATATTCCCAGCGGTATCGTTACTCCATGTTGTGCCGTTCCAAACCCATGTGCGAGCACCCGAAGTAAAAGAATCACTCATAGTGGGGGAGTCCGGGAAGTTAATTGCCATAGTAGTATTTTACCATACTTTTGTTTTTAAATTATGAATGCCTTCATTTTTTATGTAATGGAATAGTTCTAGTTTACTTCGCCTTGTGTTTCAAACTCCGTTGCTTCCCAGTCAATTATTTCTTCGTTCCATGAATACATCAAGCCATCCTCTGGGTATGGAACTGGTGCTTCCCATTGTGCGGTTTCTTCAACTAGCGCCCACGAATTGTAGGGCTTAGGTGAGATAAAGGCGTCACGATCTAAGTCGTAGGTAAACCCTGTACCTGCATAGTTCTTGCGAATGTTGCCGTTGTAAGAAGTGCGTACGCATACCTGCCCGCGAAACTCACCGTAGTAAGCTTCCCAGTCTGAGATGCCGTTAACAACTTCATCTTCATTGCGCCCGACTATTACCTCGGTGACAATGTTGTTGTCGTCTAAAAATGCGTAGTGAGCCAATTTATTTCCTTTCCTAAGCAAAACTAATCGTATCGGTGCCTGCTGTGAACGTTGTGACCTTGTAGCCGCCAGCGGTTGTTGTTGAAGATGTTAGCCCGCCACCGATTGTTAGTGCGTAGCTGTCTGGGTATTTTAGAATTACAACTCCCGAGCCACCAGCTTTCCCACCATAATTAGTAAGCCCACTGTGCCCTGCTCCACCAGAGCCACCACCAGTATTTATTTCGCCAGCGGTTGAGTCGTCGCTTGTCAGATTTCCACGACCGCCACCACCTGTGCCACCAGTGCCTCTTGTTGCTCCTACGCTAGTGTTTTTACCACCAGCGCCACCGCCAGCGTAGTATGAGTCATCTATCCACTGATAACCAGCGCCACCGTTGCCACCTCCGGCTGAGTTTCCTTGATTTCCTACGGCGGTTTTACCGCCGCCGCCGCCGCCGCCGTTTCCACCTGTATCGCCACCACCGTCGTTACCTTGCCCCGGTGTGCCTGACCCACCGGTCACCTTATTACTGTTTCCCCTAGAACCGCCACCAGAGCCGCCGTCTTGAACAGTCTGTCCGCTAGTTCCAGCGCCGCCGCCAATCGAGGTAAAGCCAAGAGCCAACGAATTTACACCATTAGAAGCGACTGTAGTGGTACCAGTCGAAGCGCCAGCGCCACCAGCTCCAATTGTTATTGTGTAGTCTGTAGAGACAGAAGCCAAAAAAGAGTCATTTAGCAATCCACCCGCACCGCCACCGCCGCCATGACGAGAGCCGCCACCGCCGCCACCTGCAACAACAAGGTAATCAACGGTTAGCGGAACCAGGTTGGCATAGAACTGTTTCCAAGCGCCACCGATTTTAGTATGGCCTTCTGTTACCTCTTTCCAAGTGCCGCCAACGCGACAATGGATTGTAGCGACATCTTTCCAAGCGCCACCGATTTTTGTGTGCGCTGACATCTAAGCCTCGTACACTAACCAAACGTCGCCGTCTGAACCGCTTGATGGTGCTGAGGTTGAGAGCGTGATGTTCCTGACTACATTAGAGCCGGTTGCGGCTGTAGTAACAGCGCCGTTAGTTTCTAGTACCCTAGCGTCTAGTTGCGTTTGTACCGCCGAGGTCACGCCATCTACATAGTTTAGTTCTGCGGTGGTTGCGGTTACTCCGTCAAGAATGTTTAGTTCTTCGGCTGTAGAAGTTAGGTCTGTGATCTCTGATATTACGTGATCGTGTGCACTAGGTGCAAACTCAGTTGGCTTGTTGGTCACTGAACTGTAAGAAATGTTGGAAGGTGAATTGTCAATCCAAGCTGATCCAGTCCACAAGTATTCTAGACTGCCAGTTGTAAAAATATCGTTTACTGATGGGGTATCCGGGAAGTTAATTGGCATAAGAATATTTTACCATACTTTTATTTTTTAAATTATGAATATTTTCAAACTTTTAAGCAAAAGTCATAACCAAAGAACTGACCATCGCTAGACTATACGGCAGACCATTTCCCTAGTGGGCAAGACGCATGGGGTAGCGTTGTCTTCAAATCCATAAAGCAACCACAGCTTCGACATCTTCGACTTTTAGATGCCCATTTTTCGCATCCCTCACACAAAGCAATTCGCTCTCTTTTAACTTCATTCGAGACTCTTTCTGTTTTAAGAAGATCCCATGGCTTTGCCTCAGACACGATTTAATCCTCATCCATACTCATTGCATCTGGAGCTTCTACCCAAGACATGATCTCCTCGTCCCAAAAATGTATTAGATCGCTTTCTGGGTGTGGTGTTGGTGATACCCACGTTGCAGTTTCTTCATCCAATATCCAGCTTTCAAAAGGCTTCATGGGTATGAAAGCATCGAGGCTCCTGTTGTACAGACACCCAATGCCTGCAAAGTTTTTCCGGATACTGCCATTATAGGATGTCTTAAGCCAAACCCCTCCAAGATTATCAATAAGCCAGGTATAGCCTTCGTCGTTGTTCGGATCATTATTGTCTCCTACCAAAACACGAAGAACTATATCATTATCGTCAAGCTCTGCCCAATGTGCCATAGTTCATGTCTCCTTTTTTATAAATGTTTATCCGCCTACAAGGCTTCTTTCGTACCTAACGATTACTATTCCAGAAGCTCCTGCTCTTACTGTTCCGTAGCAGTTCATTCCTCCACCGCCTCCGCCGCCAGTATTCACAACCCCGTTTGAGGAAGATATTCCCTGATACCCTCCACCCTTGCCTCCGCCACCAAGGCCTGCATTAGAAACGCTATTGCTAAGGCAGTATCCACCGCCTCCACCACCTCCTGCGTACCTGCCAGTCACACCAGTAGATGTTGCAGTAGCCCAAGAAGAATACTGATCTGTGCCAGCTCCTCCATAGCTTGAACCGTTATTTCCAAAACCTGCTTGAGCAGAACCACCACCGCCGCCGCCAAGTTCACAATTACTGCCGCCGACACCTCCAGAAAATCCTTGGCCACTAACTGGAGCTCCACCAGGCCTCGTTCCACTGGTTGTTCCACCGCCTCCGCCGCCTGAGCCACCAGAGCTTCCCGATCCAGCGTTAGCCCCCCCCCCTCCAATAGCTGTAGCTATTGACGAAAATGAGGAATTGTTTCCATTTGTGCTAGGCCCCGCTCCTCCTCCGACTAAGACTGCATAGCTTCCTACTGAAAGAACTTGCCCAAGAGGGCCAAGAAGTCCGCCGGCACCGCCACCGCCGCCGCCAAGGCATCCGAACGCTCCTCCAGAGCCACCGCCGCCGCCTGCAATAACTAGCAGGTCTGCAGAAATACCAACCTGAGAAACTGTCAGAGTTCCATTACCAGTAAAAGTTCTATAGTAGTATGTAGAGTCGGATGTCAAAACTCCTCCAGATATTACTGAAAGCAATTCTAGACCTGAAGAAGCTACTATTCCCAGTGGAATTGAAGACATTATGCCAGCTTTCCAACCAATACGGCTGACGAGGAGCTTATAAAAAATAGGCTTGCTGCTGCCCATCGGGTATCAATAGACAAAGCATCGTCAACAGAGTTTATTGTAACTCCAGATCCCAAAAATGTAATAGTTCCTGTTCCTATGTTCATAAAATCCACCTTGTCTCCCGTGCTAAATGTTGCGCCTGGGATGGTGATCGTAAAAGTTCCGGTTGCGGTTATTAGGCTTGCCTTGTCGCCAAGGACAAGAGTGTAAGCGGCAGTCTTGGATGAAACTGTAGAAGTTTTTGGAGTGTAATCCGATAGGTCAATACCGACAGTTTGTGTGCCGGCATCATAAGTAACTGGATGTGTTGCTGCTACCACACCCGTTGGGCCTAAATCAGAAACTATGATTAAGCCAGCCATCGAACTGTGATACTGGCATGCGTAGTAGAGATTGTCTGGGGCATCAAATGGGACTTCCCAAATAATTGTTCCTGCCTCGGCGGCACCGTTTGTAACCCCACCCGAGTAAACGTCTCCAGAGCTATATGCCCCAGAAACTGTCTGAATCCAGAAGGGGTGGCCAGAAGCGTTCACGTTTAAAATGTACCTGTGGCCACGAATTACAGAAAGGGTTGGGTTGTCCGCGCCATTTATGTTGTATGCGCTAGCACCAGAGTTTGTTATTGTGTAGGTAATTCCGCCGCTGGCACCCTCCGGCCCAGGCACTATGGAATCTGGACCTATTGGACCAGCTGGCCCAATTTCGCCTGCAGGCCCTTCGGGCCCGACGGTCCCAACGACAGCCTGTACCCAAAAGTTGTCGTAAAAAATGTACAGTTTCCCTTCATCGGTGTCCCACCAGAGCGGCGTAGCTTCTGTGTCTGTTGGAGCGGTGCTACTAATTTCAACACCACCGCCACCCGAGGAATAACTAAGTGCCGTCCAAGTAGAAACTCCATCGCCAAGTTTTAGCTTGTTAGTATCTGACTCAAAACCCGGCTCGCCAGATGCTAAAATAGAGCTATCGGCAACCCATTGGGCTGCCGTGCTTCTCCTTAGATTGATAGAAGACTGGGGGGCAGCAGAAGTTCCACCGTCTATAACCAAGGCGTTTTGATCAATAGCTATCTGATTACCAATAAAGGTAATAGGTGAAGCGGCACTAACAATAGAGACGCTGGTCTCATTGGCTAGCCAGGCTGTACCGTCCCAAGTCCAGGTACGTCCTTCTGCGGAGTACTCGTCATTGATGCTGGGGGAATCCGGGAAGTTAATTGGCATAAGAATATTTTACCATACTTTTATTTTTTAAATTATGAATGCCTTCGTTTTTTACATAGTGGTATAGTTTTAGCTTATCCCGCCTTGCGTTTCAAACTCGGTTGCTTCCCAATCAATTATTTCTTCGTTCCACGCAGCTCGGCAAACATCTCGATTTGATTCTCATTCACTTCCATAAGCTTTTCATAAACCTGAAAGTTAGTAATGCGTACGGATGTGCCTTCTTCAGCCATTGTTATGCGCCCGTGATTGCGGAGATTTCTTCAGCGGTCAACCCAAGCTCTGCAAGTTTTGCAACACCTGAAGCCTTGGCTTCTGCTTTTGCCTCAGACGCTTCTTCGTCTGCCACCCGGTCTGCCTCTGACTGAATTGCCATAGCTTCACGCTCATCTATCTCGGCTTGCGTCAATGGAATCTCCTCACGGGTTCCAGTCGAGCAGTTGATTACTATTTTAGTTGGATTAGACATTATCTACTTCTTTCCATGTAAGGGTTTCTTCGTCCCATGTGTACATTTTATCATCTTCAGGATACGTAGAAGGGGCTTGCCATTGGCAAGTCTCGTCTAGCTCCCAAGAAGGGTAAGGCTGAGGCGCTATGAAAGCGTCTAGCTCTGAGTCGTAACTGAATCCGACACCTGCATAGTTGAACCGAATGGTTGCGTTGTAGCTGGTTTGAATCCAAGTGCCGCCGAGGTTGTCAACCAACCAGTCGTAGCCCTCGTTAGGAAAAGCATTGTTAGTGACCAACACTCTAGTTACAATGTTGTTCTCGTCTAGTTCTGCAAAGTGTGCCATTATGCGCCATACCTAACTATTACAACACCTGAACCGCCAGCACCACCAGCAGCACCACCATCTCCACCACCACCGCCACCGCCGCCGGTGTTTACGGTTGCCGAAACACCAGTCGTGGTATTACCTGCCGGACCGCCTGCACCACCGCCAGAAGAAGCCGTTCCAGCTGTATACCCTGGTTGCCTGCTCCAACCACCGCCACCGCCACCGCCTGCTCTTGAAATAGATGTCCCTGTTATTGAGCTTGCAACGCCGCCACCGCCATTTCCGCAAACAAACGAGTTTTGTCCATTACTACCAATCGCACCAGCACCGCCACCGCCGCCACCTGAAAAAGAACTATCCGCTGTAAACCCAGTTCCGCCAGAGTAACCCTGATTGGTAGTTCCGCTACCTGCTCCACCTGTAGGTACATAGCCAGACTGACCACCACCGCTACCGCCTGAGCCTGCTGCAATTCCACCACTACCGCCGCCGCCGCCGTTAGCTCCCGATTGTGAAGTTATAGTGCTGAAAACAGAATTTGACCCGTTAGCTTCAGTTGCACCACCGGCACCAATTGTCACAGTGTAGTTTGTAGCTACTATAAGGGATAGTGCAGACTCAGCGCTTGCGCCACCACCAGAAGTTCCTGCGCTCGTTCTATAACCACCGCCGCCACCACCGCCGCCGTGATTATCCCCTGCGCCACCACCGCCTGCGATAACTAGGTACTCACAAGTCAAGTCCTCGGTAGGTGTGAACGTGCCTGATGCTGTAAAGACGTGTACCCATTTGTTATTGGCTTTGTCATAGCTAATCATTCCGCCAGTTGCTTTTGGTGCGCCTGAGCCAGCGGTTGATTTTATTCCGTATAGGGTTGCGGTGCTGTGTTCTACAAAGTTTCCAGCCAGATTTTGCAACAAGATGCTAGCGATTGCGTCTGTGCCGCTCCAATAATCAGCCCAGATAAACTGCAAAGCAGAAGTCGCATTGTTTTCTTCTACAGTTTCGGCGCTTGCGGTTTTAGCAACGCCTGAAACTGAATAGTTAGGAATGTAGATATTTGTTGAAGCAAAAGTGCTTGCGGTGTCATTTACAGAAGTTGAGCGCCCACATCTAAAACCATTAGCGTTATTAGACACTGAATCGCTTTGTCCACTGCCCGAACCTTCGCCGTACAACCTACGCATTGAATAAGTGGCAGTTGATACGCCATTAAATTGAGCAAAAATGTCTTGCCTGTTGGAGTTGTCGCACCTTGCGCTTATAACCAACTTAAGGTCGGTATAGTCCGCTGGGATTGCCGAAAAAGTAATGCTCGACTGTCCACCTGAGCCGACTGTTACTGTCTGTATTGCTTGCATTGTTTACGCCTTCTTCTTCTTGTAGTTTAGCCTAGACCTGATTCTGTTACACTCGGCACATTCCCTCACACCGTTTTTGCGAGTCATAATGTTTTCCTGAACCATTGAGTGACCGCACTTGAAGCCGCCCTTAACATCTATTGCGTGCATTCCTGCCAAGGTGTTTTCTTTTGGCGTTGTAAGGCGCAAGTGATTTGGGTTGAAGCATCTGCGGTGGATGCACTTTCCTCCATCACATTCGCCTTTGGCTGCTGCCTCATTGTGGCACTGGTGGTCTATTACCTTGCCTTTTGGAATCTCTCCGTATAAGGCCATCCAAGCAACTCTGTGCGCAGCGTGGTTTTTACCATCCACAAAAGTCTGCCCATAGCCGTTTGGTCTAGTTGATTTTTCCCAGATTAGACATTCGTTCATCAGGAAGCAATTCCGTATATGGAGAAAACTGTGCCTGCATCAAAAGTTTGACCCGAAGCATCAGTTAGCGTAAGGCTGCTTATGGCAGTGGTGCTTGCCCATCTTGCTGCGCCTCCACGAACATCATCAGGGTTATTATCTCTAATAAGCATTGTTTTGTGTTTGTCTGTGGCGCTATAATCCATAAATTGAATTATCGAGCTTGAATTGTTTGCGGCTAGCACAAAGAAAATTCTTGAGGATGTGCTTGAAGATGCGGAACTGCCGTTTCCTTGCATCCAAACCAGTGACCCATTTGAGCTGTCCCCGTTTGGATAAATTTCTACGCTTACCGTACTGGGTGCTGACACGCCGCCAGACACAACCAAAACTAAGTCCCGATAAGTCTGCGGAATACTCGCAAAGGTCACTGAGCTTGCAGACGAACCTAGCGTGATTGTTTGCAGTGGTATGTAGGTTGCTACAGGTGGGTCATAAACTGTTTGCGTCATTATTACGCCGCCTTTCGTATGCCGTAGAGCGAGAAGCGAGAACCAGCCACGAAGCTGTTAGAGCTTTCGCCAAGAATAGTTACTGATGCAACTGCGTCTGTTGAGTTGTATAAGCCGGAACTAAAAACTAAATAATTGTTTGCTGCAACGGCTCCACTGAATGAGCGAGTTGTAGTTGTCTTGCTAGTTGAGGCAAAGTCTAAAACATCAATTACTGTCGAACCAAATGCGCTTGATGGTGCATTTGCGGATGTAGTAACGCCGGCAATAATTGCGGAGGTTGAGGTGCTGGCATAGCTGTTTAACGAAGAAAGGCTGGCATAAAGCCTGTGATGTGCGTAGCTATTAGTTGTGACTTCGTTTATTCGTAGCAAGAAGTTTGCGGTGGTATCGGATTTTGTATCTCTACTTGTCATTCTTATCTGCAAGTGCTGGTAATCTGCGCCATAAGTGCTTGTTAGGTTATCAAAAACTATAGAAGCTTGTGTGCCTGTCAGAATCTCAGTAGCTAGTAGGTCATAGCTGTCTAATGCGACTGGTGCTTCATAAGTGGATGCCCCAAGCAGGGCTAAGCTGAAAGCCATTATTAAGCTCCCAGGTCACCGAGCAGTACATAGGTGTCTGTAGCAACACACTTTACGCCAGCTGGTGAGTATTGAGCAGCGGTCTTCAAGTTTCCATCTGCGCCATTTAGTGTCTTCCCTGCACCAGCTGCAAAAGTAATTTGGCCAGCAACATTCTGGAGGAAGTCAACCTGCTGCCCTACTGCAAGTCCCTCAACTGTAATTGTAATTGCAGCTGAATTTAGGATTAGCTTGCCAGCATCACCGGAGACTATCGAGTAAGCACTCGACTTTGTTTCTATGGTCTGAGTTGAGCTAAAGGTTCCATCGGTACCATTTGTTCCATTGGTTCCATCAGCACCAGCTGGACCCTGAATGCCGCCGTATGCCAATGAAGTCCACGCTGTAGCGCCGTCTCCAAGCTTAAACTTGTCAGTGTCTGTCTCAACGCCGAACTCTGCGACTGCAAGAGTCGGGTTTGCAGCGGTCCACTCGGAAGCTGTGCCCCTTCTGAATTGAATATTAATTGCCATTACACGCCTCCAGCGTCAATCGATGTTATTCCAGTATATACTGACAATGGCGTTCCGCCGTCAATGTTTGCCAATGTAGCCCCAGCTGCACCAGTCGCACCAGTGTTACCAGTTGGGCCTGTGGTACCCACTGATTCCCAAATAGATCCAGTCCAGCTCCATGAACGATTTCCAACTGTATGGACATCACCAACTGTTGGTGAGTCAGGAAGATTAATGGTAGACATGCTTATATTTTACCATACTTTTGTTTTTAAATTATGATGCTTTTTAGGTTTCGGACAGTGGGCTCTGGAAGTTAGTTGGCATAGGTATATTTTACCATGCCTAATTTATTTTTTTTGACCACTAGGCGCTCCATGAGATTACCACATGAGACCCTGCCCCACTACCAACGACTACTGGATAAGAGTTTCCTGGCGTTACTTGGCTAAAAAATTTAATGGACTCCGCGCCCTGCCCTGCAAATCCAAAACCAAAAGCAAATCCATAACCAACTTGCCGGGCTCCGTATCCTGACGGGTAATAGCTAGACCCTGAAGTGTTTTGCTTTTCGTCCTCAACTCTCGCATCTCCACCGGAGGCCGATACAGAGTTAAACGAAGAAGCCCCGCCAGAGCTAGCCCCACCGTTCCCACCACGAGCCAAAACTTCCACATTGGTAACATCGGCAGGGGCAGTGAACGTACCAGACGTCTTAAATACTTGGCTGGTGTTTAAAGGTGCTCCACCGCCGCCGCTAAGTCCTGCTAGTGAAATTGCCATTATCCTAATCTCCATCCAAATGTAGCGCCCGTGTAAATAAAGACAACTGCAAAGCCTGCAACGTCTAGGTCAGCATCTTCAGAGAGGCCGTTTATGAGGTTGCCATTTCTGGAAACCAAAATTGATGTAGCTGCCCCCGTACCATCTAGGACCTGAACCTCATCGCCTGCTGAGGGGGACGCTGGAAGGGTGAGAGTAATTCCAGAAGTAACTGTAGTTATGTATCGATATCCAGCTACGCAGGAGGTATTGACACCGACTGAGGACACAACCTCGGTCTTTTTTTGACCAATTGAAGTGGCCACAGTGGTGGCAAAATTTTCGTCATTGCCCAATGCAGCTGCAAGCTCATTTAGCGTATCCAGAGTACCTGGAGCTGCGTCAACAATAGCGTTAATTTTGTCAGTAACCTCAGATGACGTGTCATAAGCAGAAAGATCAATACTCACGGTTTGTGTACCAGCGTTATAAGTAATTGGAGATGTCGCTGCAACTACGCCAGTAGGCCCCACGATTGCAGAGCTTGACTCTAACCAGTAACTATCTATGTAAACAAGCATCTGACCTGTGGAAGAATCGTACCAGACGTCACCTTCTTCTGGAGAAGCAGGCTCAGTTTCTGAAACTAAAAAGCTTCCTGCTGCACCAGCTGCCCCCTTAAGGTTTGTTGCCGCTTCGACCCAGTAAGAGTCATAGTAAATAAAGAATCTTGCATTCGTGCTATTAAACCAGCCATCACCAGGCTCTGGACTATTGGGGGCTGTTTCTGACACAAGGAACTTACCCTGAGGCCCCGTTGGTCCAACCATTACAGAGACGGCCTCTACCCAAAAGTTATCATAATAGATATAAAGAACGCCTTCATCGGAGTTCCACCAAAGTGTGTTTGGCTCTGCCTCGGATGGAGGGGTATCTCCAACCTCGACAGAAGCGCCTCCTGAGGCATAGCTAAGCAAATCCCAGGTGTCAATTCCATCACCAATTTTTAGTTTGTTAGTATCGGACTCAAAAGCAGCTTCTCCTAGTCCCAGAACGGGGTTTTCGGATAACCACTCTGCAGCTGTGCTTCTTCTTAAGTTTATGGAAGACTGTGGAACATCTGAGGTTCCGCCGTCTACGACTAAAGAGTCATAATCGAGAGAGATCGTTGAGCTAGCTGAATCATAATCTATGGGGGATGTAGTCTGAAGGGCTCCAATGTTACCAGTATCTCCCTTTGGAATAACAAAATCAAATACTGCACTTCCTGTGGTCCCAACGTTTGTGACAACAACATCGTCCTGTGGGGCACCTGTAGTTACAGTTCCGACCGATATGGTAGCAGCCTCACCCTGAATACCTTGCGCACCCTGCAAAGCAAGTGGATACCAGTGAGCAGATGCGTTGTCGGGTATTTCTCCAACTACAGGATCTCCAGATGCAAACCAAGAGGCTGCTTCGTAAAATACTGCATCATTGTTTACGTAGTCCGTAGAAGCCTCCCAAGGCCCCTGCCAGGTTATACCAGTGGCACCAGTAGCTCCGATAGGCCCTTGAATACCAGTTAGTCCAGCTGGAATGGTAAAATCAAATACCGCTTCTTCTGCTGTGCCAGAATTAACGACTGCTGCTAAGTTTCCTGTTGTTACCGTTGTTACAGTTCCTACTGAAAGGCTGGCTGCAAGACCTTGAGGAATCTCGAAGTCAAGGACAGCGTCTCCGGTTGTTCCAGAGTTAGCGACCGTTGCTGGATCTGAAGATGGCACGGTAGCTACCGACCCAACTTCAACTGTGGCTGCCTCTCCCTGAATACCTACAGGAATAGTAAAGTCAAATACAGCGTTGGTTGTGTCTCCAGAGTTTGTTACAGAAGCGGGGGTTCCTACAGGGACCGTTGTTGTTGTTCCCGCAGTGGCAGATCCTGCGAGACCTTGTGGAATAACAAAATCAAAGGTCGCGTCTCCAGTTGTACCGGAGTTGGTAATCGTAGGCTGAGTTCCAGCATCGGATGCGGAAACAGATCCTACAGCAATCGTTGCTGCTTCTCCCTGAATACCCTGAACTCCGGATGGAATAGTAAAATCAAAAACTGCAGCAATGTCTGTGCCAACATTCGTTACTAATGGTGGGTCTGTCGGTGCTCCGCTAGTAACGTCTCCAACCTCGATAGTTGCAGCTACAGCTCCAGCCGCAAAAAGCTCCCAGTCAGCCCCTGGCTGCGCTGGGGCATACCCAGAATCATAGTTTAAGTTTGGTCCGGTAGCATAATAGGTGCTACCTTCTAGCTCTACTAAATCATTTTCAGCATAGCTCTCAGCATTGTCATAAGCCCCGAGCCAGTTTATGGGCAATATTACGCCAGATACTGTTGCGGCAGAAAAGTCTACAGTTCCAGTAAAACTTGGGGAATCTATATCTGCCTTATCGTCAAGAAGTCCAATGACCGTGCTTGCAAAGTTAGAATCGTCGTTTAAGGCCGCTGCCAATTCGTTTAGGGTATCTAGACTTGAGGGGGCAGAGTCAATTATTTGATTGGTTACCAGGGTATAGATACTGGATGAGGTTTCATAATATGGAAGAGCTGCCCAGTTAGAAGCTCCGTTTCCAATTTTAAATTTAGTTGTGTCGGCCTCGAAGCCTATTTCTCCGGATGCCAGGATAGGATTAACAGAGGACCACTCTGGGGCAAGTCCCCTACGGTTTACAATTCTTGTGTACGACATGAGCTATAACTCTCCTATTATACTTATCATTATACCAGATATTTGTTGTAAGGCACCCCAGGTAATCGGCTCTAACCTGCCTTTAAGTATTACAAGATAAACAGTCTTTAACAAGTGTAACACATAGCAAAGTTGATTTTTAGCAATTTACTGCTATACTGGTATAACGAAAACCGGACACCCTTAAAAAAGGTGTTTTTTTATTAGGAGGGGCAAATGAATAAAAACCATATTGCTATACTGGGAACCGCAACCATAATACTCGTGAGCTGTGCAGGCTCTGCTGTCAAGCAAGACAGCGTCTTTGCAGGCAGCCCTGCCAATACTGTACTAGAGACTTCCTCTGGGATTATGAAACACATGGTGTCTTCCGCTCAAGAAAAGCAAATTGCTCAGCAAATAGTTTACGAAAGCAAGGCTCTAACCTTACCTCAGGGAACTTACCAGGAAGCCTTAGATGTTAGTCTTCCCGAAGATACCCGTAAGGGGCAGCCTCTTTCTGATAACCAACTTGTACAGGTTTTAAAGGAAGCGGGTTTCTCTGGAAATGGTTTAAGAATGGCTTGGGCGATTGTTATAAAAGAATCTACCTCTAATCCTGACGCTCACAATCAGAACAGATCTACGGGGGATAACTCTTATGGTCTGTTTCAAATTAACATGATCGATGGACTAGGTCCCGCTAGGTTGAAGAAACATTCACTGAATAGCAATGAGGATCTTTTTGACCCCCGAGAAAATGCCAGAGTTGCCTTTACCATTTCTGATGGGGGAACTTCTTGGAAAGCATGGACAACCTATAAAGATGCAAAGAATCTAGCTAAACAGTTTCCTGGCTAACCTTACCCCACTTGCCAATAGGGCACTCTGCATGAGCAAGCTTTACCTTTAGCTTCATAAAGCATCCGCACTTAGAACACTGACTTGTTGCTAGAAGAAACGGACATCCTTTGCAGATGTCGTATCTTTCTTGAGCCACATCTTTAGTGACCTTTTCTGTGTTGGGGTTTACAAAATCCCAAGGCCTTGCATCTCCTAGGTCTTTTTTCCATTGCTGATAAGCACTCAAGTCTTCTGACATTACTCAACCTCATAATCATCGTCTGGGCCTTGCTCTGCAGGAACCCAACCTTCTTCTCTTCTAAACTCTTCTGCTTTTTCATCATATTTCCAGAAGGGGTAGTCCTGTAACCCCTCTACATCTGATGCATCTACTATTATTGGGCTAGACAGCATTCCTGCTATAAGCCCCTCGGTATTAGGGTTTTTCTCTATAGTCATAGTGTGAAAAACTTCTCCGTTTATTATAAATGCAAATATTTTTTTATCGTTTTTTTCTGACATGTCTTGCCCTTCTTACTAATTTAATCCTATTGTGCCCCTGGCGGTGGCCCGCAGCTTGCATAAGAATTAGAAACCCAAGTTGCCCCAGTGCAGCTATTCCTGTATCTAACAGCAGATGCCCTGACGCCATTTACGCAAGATCCTGTCCAGCTACTAACAAATTGAGTGGTTGGGGTACAACAAGACTGAGATCCTGAGACTACATTTTCAGCCCCTGTGCAACTGTTTCTGTATCTAGTGGCCGTCAGCTGGCTTCCTCCGCTGCAAGATCCTGTCCAGCTACTTACTACACTAAAACTGGGCGAGCAGGGGACTGGGACTGGAGCTGATGGTGTTACATATCCACAAACACCATCCCTCTGAGCGTTTGAACCAGTGTAGTATGGAATTTGGTCGGAGACGTTTACGATATAATTTCCAGTTGGCGATCCGTTTAGGTAATAATTTGTCCTATACTCTCGTTTTTCAAAAGGAACACTCCAGCCTCCGGTGGAGCATTCAAAACCTGTTTCTATAATCACAAGATATGTTCCACCAGACAAATATGGAGTGGGAGCCGGTGGGTCAGATGGGGCAGCTGGTGCAGTATAAATATAGTAGCTATAATCTATCTGCGTTTCATAGTCAACCAATGCCCCTGCAGAAACACTTTGTCCAAAAGTTTTATTGCTTAAAGATGAATTTGATGTTCCGGATGAGCCAAGAGACTTTCTGAGCAGTCCAGCTTGTATTAAAAGGCTAAAAGCTTCTTCTGGAGTCCTGTTAGATAAGTCTGGCATTGCTACCATACCCTTTGAGCCCGTAAACTTTCCTCCGATTCCTAGCACAGCTTTTGCCTTACGCCGTTAGGTCGCCGAATAGGTACCACGTATTTTCTGCTTTTTTTACAAGCAAGGATTGAGTGAACTGGGCGGAAGTCTTTTTGTTATTGTTCTTGCTGTTTATAATAACGGATGTCGGGACTCCAGCTTCCCCAACAAAACTGATTTGACCAGCAGCTGACTGAATAAAAGCTATTTGAGATCCAATGGGAAACTCCACATTAGAGTTCTTTGGAACTGTTATCACTACTGAGTTGGGAGAGGTTATATCTATGGTCTTTCCCGCGTCTGATATCTGCAAAGTGTGAGAGGCTGATCTCTCTACTAAAAAGGCATTGCTTCCAAACAGCCGCCATTGACCGTTATAATAATACTGTGGCTGCACGGCATTAATACCTACAACCATCGCAAACTTACCGTTGCTAGTACTTGTTAAGACCGTGTCTCTTTGTGCTTCAGATGTAAAGAAGTTTAAGGATCCATTAAGCAAGGAGTTTCCGGTTATGTCAAAGGAGTTGTCGACAGAGACGGCCCCGGAAAATGAGTGATCTCCTGTCCAATAAAAGTCTGAAGAAGAGTCTGTCATTCCTGCCACTGGGTGCCAGGTGTCTGAGGCTGCATCGTACACGTATGCTATTTTTCCGATATTGCTAATGGTTGACATTATGAACCTATTGCCTTCCAGGATTGAGTGTCTGCGTCATATACGTACATTGTTAAAGGAGATGAGTCCTTATCTACCCAGATATTACCATCTACAAAAACTCCAACGGGGGTATCATTTTGATAAATGGCAACCGTGCCTAAAAGAACAGAAGCCGAAGAAGATCCATCCATCCAGATAGAGCCGTCTTCTGGATCTGCTGGCTGTGTTACAGAGTAAGAAGACCCAATCCCAAAATCATTAATTTCTGATTGCAGATTATTTAAATAACTAGCAATAGACTCTGACCTAATTGGGTTTGCCGAATCGTCAGGAATGGTCCCGTCTGGGGTTCCATAGTGATACATCCTTAAAGCTTCTTGGATGTTTGCATCATCAGTTAGGCTAGGAATAATCGTATTATAAAATATTGGTGTTGGGTTTGGTTTAATTGGCTCAGACATTTATCTCTACGCCTCCTAGGTCTATTATTGAGTGGGTCTTGACAAGTGTGTCATCCGTGAATACCACTGGGTTTACCCCGTCGGGGCTCAGGACTACAGTGCTGTCTTCCACGTAGGCAACAAAATACTCTGTGCCAGTATCGAGACCGACAATTTCAGTATTATTGTTTGCCAAATAAACGATCTTATCTCCATATACCAGGGTGTTACGTGGAACAGTTATTCCACCGGGGAATGGCACTGTGGATCCTGCTATAATAATTGCGTCGGCGGGGTCTGCGCTGTATACCTGAACCTCTGATATGTCTATTACGACTTCTGTACGTCCTCCGACTGTTGCAAGAAAGTCTACCTTTCGGTATCCATTTACAAGCTCAACGGCTGACGTGCCTGCGTTAAATTCTGCTATTGTCAATCTAGCTAACAAGTATCTTTGGTTTAGGGCTACAGTCTGGTCCTGAACAACAGATCCGGTGTTTGCAACAATATAAGTTACACCAGTAAATGTTGTATTTATGTCTTCTATGATAAAAGTTGACATAACTGGTGAATCTCCGTTTACCCTCATCTGGATATTCAAATCTCTAGCGTCTAGAGTTTCCAATTGCTCATTCTCTAGACCACCTGCAAACAAGGAAAAAATAACCCCTCTAATAAAAAGCAAGGTGTTGTTCAAGAGAACGGGGGTATAGGCTTCGCCATTTATAAACTTGAAAAATGGATTAAACAAAACTGTATTAGGAACAAGCCTAAGAACCTTTGCCCAGGTTATTACTCCGTTAACAATCTTGTACTGATAAAGAAAAAGATATTCATCGTCTGAGGGGTTTATGTTTATGTACAAGTCTCCAACAAGTGGCAGGGGAGACAAAGATATCTGATCGCTAGTTGGCTTTCCGACATCTGTAAAGATGTAACTTCCTCTAGTACCAGTGGCCCCAACGTCTAGATCTAAGCTAATGGATGCTGGACCACCTAAAACAACCAAGTCATCTGTACTGATGACAACTTCGGGCATTAGGCTGTCGCTCCTGATACCTGGTCTGTTACAGAAATATTACCAGTTAGCAAAGTAAAGACTGTCCCACCACTCCCCTTACTTATTTCAACGTCGTAAACGTAAGAAGTGTTGGCGTTCATTTGATTTCCCAAGGCTGGGGATATGGTGCAGGTTATAGAGTTATCTGCCAAAGAAATGGTGGCAACGCAAGTAATTTTTGCTCCAACTCCGGTGGAACCCCTAGAGGTTGAAATCACAAAATTTGCACCGTCGCCAGGAATGATATTACCTAGGTCATAAGTTGATAAGTCATAGGCGCTGCGATTACTGTTCTTGGGGTATATCTTAAATTCAAAGGTATCGCCCTTGTAATATGAAAAGTTGTATGTTCCCGGGAATGACATACTTACTATTATAGCACGTTACTAAATAGAAAGAATAGATTAAGACTGCTCTATTACCGAAAGCCTAGCGGCTATCTGGTCAAGTGCACTCGCAATGGTTTCTGGTTGGGGGCTTTGCCAGTCTGAAGACTCAGATGGTGTGTACGGGGAGTTAACGCTACCGTCTGCCCCAGCCTGACCCTGTGCCCCTACTGGGCCTGGGGCTGGTATAATCTTTATTGTTGCACCCATTAGACGCCGCTCCCTGTGACATCTCCGATGACTGATATCGTTCCAATTACGGGTGTCCAGATTACCTCTGTGTCTATGGTAACTTGTATATCGAAGGGTAACTCTGCAACAATTTTATTGTAACCCGCTCCCCACGCTGAAGTAACAGCGGCAGATGCAGTGATCTCTATGTATCCTTCTCCAACAACAACGTCTAGCTCATTTAAGACTTCGCCCTTTTGGTCATATGCGGATGCTTTGTAAGTCCATCCAGTCATGTCGTAGGGGGTAGCCTCGTCAGCTTCATAGAATTCAATTCTTAGAGGAGATGTATCTCCCCTAACGACACTCCAATTAAGAAACGCTGGATTAGCGCCTAGCATTTCGGGAGAATAGATTGATGACATAATAGTTACATTATAACACGATTAATTAAAAATAGTTGGCTCTTATATCGAGATAAAGACTGATACCTAGAAGGGTGGGTATGAGAGACATCCTAGGTACCAGCCAATATTAAGTATACCATAGGTAATTGAAGAATCAACTTGTTATCTAGCTTTTTGTAGAATATTATTCAATAAATAATCAAGGAATAGAACTTTATTCGATATTCTTCTATGTAACATAAATCGTTATAATATTGTTATTAAAAAAAGACTTGACAAGGTATCAAAGTGTGCTACCATATAAAAGGTTGTTGTTTGTTATTATATATATTAATTCTTATTAACTATTATATAGTTTATTGAATTTATCTATATATAGTTTATATATAGATATATATATTATAGTATTATAGTAATAAAGTAAATATAAATATATAAAATCGAACTTTATCTTTTATTTCCCAGATATGTGATTAGTTTGTCATAAAGCTTGTCAACTTGTTTCTCCAAGTGATCTACCTTTTTATAGGTTTCTGCTTCCAGGCTTTCCTGGTTATCTTGCCGCGCTTCGAGTCTATTCAGCTGATCCTTTATGGACGTACCGCCGTTTGTCTTTAACTCGTGCTTGATCTCTTGAAAATAGTGTTTTACCAACCAACGGACCCCGAGACCAAAAGCGGTAAGAATTGTGGATACTGATACTACTAGTGTTAGCCACATAGCTGCTGTCTCGGAAACATTCATAATACAACAATTATAGCTCGCGTTTTTTAATTTTTTGGTATTCAGTTCGGCGCGATAAGAGACACCCAACCCCAACATACGTATGATAAACACTGGCTTACGCCTGTGAGCAAATACGATACGGGGTTAATATCTCAAAAGCTTTTTATAATAGCAACTATCCCTGATATAATGGATATATAGAAGAATTGAGAACCTATTGAAAGACAATGGCGACGTAGAATTTAGTGACATCTTTGATCCCAGACAACCTCGAAGTGACAAAGCTTTGATAGAAGAACGTTTGGCCATATGCAATGGTTGTCCATGGTTTAATAAGAGATTAGCTAAGTGTAAGAAGTGTGGTTGTTTTATGAAACTTAAGAGTAGTTTAAAGCAAGCTAGTTGTCCTATAGGTAAATGGTGATTGATGCTTAAGCCATCAGAGATGACTTTGTACCTGAAAAAATAAAAAATTAGGTTGTGCTTGACTTATATATGCTTATGGTCTATAATATTAAGATAAGGTTTACTTATATTAGATTATAATCCATAATCACATTCACAAGGCTTTCCTTTTATTCCACATCCTTGACATTTCATAGCTAATTATATCAGATCAAGGTTGTGTACCTTGCATTATATGTCTATGTTATAAGATTGTTATTAAATATACCCAATCGTTACCAAAACGTTACCATATATGTCATTTCGTTACCAAATTGTTATAATATATATCATTTCGTTATCAAATTGTTATAATACAAATATTGACAGATCTGAATATGTATGATATAAGGCAAAATCTGAAAAAATCTATATTTAGCAAAATCTGAATATTTCTTATTGTTGTATGATACACACTCACAGCAAAATATTCCCGATTGTTAGTCCGCACACCTCTGGCGTCATGAAAACAATTGACCCGTACGCCCTATAAAGTAATGCACCCCTGCCAGGTTGTAGAAAACCTACAAAGGAATGGCTAAAACTTTGTAGGATAAATCTTTTTGTTTATCGGCGTGTCGACTTGACTTTTTGAGGTTTAGGGTATAGCCTTTAGGTATAGATAAAGAAACATAGAAAGGATAAAAAATGTTTTTAGATTCAATTTCAACCTTAGTAGGTTTCTGCGAGATTTGCTCCAATGGAACACCACAAGTGTTCGTTGAGGAATTCGGACAGGAATGTTGCGAAATCTGCTACATCGCTTACGGCGAATGTAACTAGATAAAGTCTTACCCTAGTGGTAAGCTTTTAGTATCTTAGAAAGGATAAAGTAAAATGAATAGATTCAAAGAATTGGACACTCTGTCACTATCAGACATCGAGGTGGAAATTGAGACAATGCTGTCAGTTGTCAATGATACCCCTAGCGATAGTGAAATCAAATACATTAGCGGTCTAATGGTAATGGCTAACGCCCTAGGTTCAACGAGAGGTTGGTAACATAATGATAACGCTTACTTTTGATACTTGGGAAGAGTATGACAATGCTATTGCTGGAATTGCTAGTGTTGTAACCGAAATGAATACCCCAGAAAAATAGGGGTATTTTTTTTTCCATTCATCGGCGTGTCGACTTGACAAATTTTCGATCGTGGGCGGGTCCTAGTGGTCTAATGCCCTTATGACTACTATATGTAGTGGTCTATGAACCCCTGGAGCGTTACCAAACTGTTACATAATACACGGCGTGTCGGCTTGACTTTTCAACTGTAGGGTGTAGACTCTAACTATACAAAGAAAGATAAAGGATAAAGAAATGAAGAAGATTTTTGTTAGCAAAGAGAACGACCCAATGATTAGCTTTAGCGCAAGAGCGGATAATGTTGATAACGCTATCGCTAAGCTTGAGGGGATGGGCTACACCATCCTAATGGTAACTAGCAATGAGTCCATCTAAAATGTCAGACCCCTATGGTAAGGTAGAACTATGAAGAAATCAAGAATGAATAAAGAAGAAAAAATGTTTTACTCAACAGTCCTAGCAGGCATCAAGTCTGGCAATAAGCCAGTAGGTGCAGCTTGGCTTAGGTGGATAGACTTGCAGCTCAGCAAGACATTCTAAACTGTCTGACCCTAGTACTAAGATAAACATACAACAAGAAAAGGATAAGCTAATGATAGTAGAAATAGAATTGAATGACGGTACAACAATTACCCCTGCATACTCTCCAGAGCACTATGACAATGTAGTTAACTGGTGTATTGACCAGTACATCAAGGGCGGTATCGTGTCTTGGATGGTAATCGATGGATAACCTAACTATAGTGTCAATAGCTATAACTCTAGTGTCTATTGTATTGTTAGTAATGTTTGCTACCTGGCCTATAAAAAAATAGTGGCGTGTCGTGTTGATAATGTCTCACCTATGCACTATGCTATAGATATACAAGCAAAGGATAAAGAAATGACAAAGTCAAAAAGAATTAGCGTATACGCCATTTGCCTAGCAGGTACAGCTTACCTAGCCTACCTACTGCTTAGGGTTGCATCACTAGGCTACACTTGGAACTGGATCTGGAACGAAGACTTTGCAAGCCGTCTAGGTAGCCTATAACCGTTACCGTTTTGTTATAAAAAACTTTCGCCAAACACGGCGTGTCGACTTGACTTTTGGGAGATATGGTATAGACTAATAGTATAAATAAAGATAAAGAAATAAAAGAAAGGAAGTAAAAAATGATTGATTTCAAATTTTGCGAAATATGTTCAAACACTGTTCCAACTGTAGAGGTTGAAGGTGAAACCGCTTGCGTAAATTGCTACGAAGCGTATGGCGAGATAAACTAAATAGTTTATTTTTCCACGGCGTGTCGCTTGACACCTGCCGTATTTTTTGCCGGGCACACTTTGATCAAGAAAAAGCATTTAAGAAGAAGGTTAAGAACACCTACAAACTCTCCTACAAAATGTCAGACCCCTGTGCTAAGATAAACCTATAACCAGAAAAGGATAATAATGAATTGTGGATTTTGTAAGTTTGCTAAGGCAACTGAGGCTGTATTGCTAATAGACGACACAGTGAACGCCCTGTGCCCAAAGTGTGCCTTTAGCGTTGAAGAATTTACTGTGAATGTGGGGTGTTTGTGAGACACTACTTCAGTAACTTTCTAGATGATGACTGTATTCGCTGTGAGGAATGCGGAAGCAATTCCTATACCGCTCCAGTCGTGTGCCCTGGTAAAATGTAGCAGGTCGTATTCCAGAAATGGAATGCCGCCCGGGCGCCTTGTTGCCATAATAAAACGTTTAAGAACTAACCACTACGATCCTTGGATCTTTTTTTGTAACAAAATGATAACGTTGCGGCGTGTCGCTTGCATAATGTCTGCCACCTGTGATAGGTTATACATATAACGCAAAGGATGACTAATGACAAAAATGTATCGCAAGACCACCTGCAACGGCTGTGGATTTACTCAGACAGCTACCTTGTCTTACTACCTTGACGCTAAGGCGTGGAGGACTAGCCACACCCTAGCCGTTCACAACGAGCTATGGGATAAGAAAAACGATTTGGCTAGGGGAGAGTTCTTAGACTTTCTTCTTGCTGGCAGAGTTGCCTAAAATGTCTGACCCCTATGTTAAGATAAGCTTACAAACAGAAAAGGATAAATGAATGCCATACAACGCCAAAGGTTATGACCTCGCAGAAACCAGCTTGAAATTGCTAAAAGAGGAGTTCGGTCTAGCTCATTCTTACGCTAAAATGACTGGCTATCTTATTGCCAACGTTTCAGAATCAGACGCTGAAAGAATACTTGAAATAGTAAAGCAGTCAATTTCAGAGAGGGCTGAGTAAATGTCTGACCCAAAAGAAATAGAGTTTGACGAATTCCTAGACGAGCTTTTTCCACCTTATCAAATTGGAGGTTTTACATTCTATGCCTCACAGGTGCTAAAGACTCTTGACCCAATAGCCTACAGGATTTCCTTTTCAGAATACGAGAGCGATAATGACTAAGCAGATGACTACAGAAGAACTCGAACAACTTATTTTCAAAATAGACTTGATGTTGTCAGATAATCCTGATAGACTATTTGTAACGAAAGAAGGTAGCTGATGATTTTTTACAATGGTTTCAACTTGCTAGTAGACATAATCCTAGTATCTGCGGCAGTTCTTGTCACTCTTGGCTATGCTAAGCGTAAGTATTTCTCAACTAAGCGAGAAAGTTTTATTCCTCCTTTTTAGGGGGTAATGAAGGGGTGAGGTCCTGAAACGATCTAACCAAGCCACCCAACAAAGATAGCACCTAGAGAGTTATTATCCTTTCGCTCTGGGTGCTATTTTTTTCGCCCCCGGCCCCTTTTTATTCCTGGCAGAAAGTTTTTAAGAAGTCAATTAAGAACACCTCCAAAACCCCCTAGAAAAATGTCTTACCCCTGATGTATAGTGTAACTATGGAAGACGGAACTTACAGATACGAGAATGCAGCGTTCACACCTATCCAGGAAATTTTTGGGTATTGGGTTGCTAAAGAAGAGATAGCCCGTGACGAAATAGAAGAGGGTATGACTATTGGTGTTTGGACTGATAAAGACGGCAGACTTTGGATAGATAGAAGTTATCATCTGTCTGACTTGGTGCCCGCAATCGCTCTAGCCCAAGCTTGGAATCAGAAAGCAATCTATGACATTGCCAAGAATGAAGTAATAAATGTCTGACCCCTGTGCTATAGTTTTACTATGAGCAAATTAGGAAGATACAACGAGGCAAGGCGCAAGGTTGAAAGCCAAGCGTTATTTTACAACATACTGAAGAACCCTCACCTAGTGGCGCAAGTTGATAAGTATAAGGGTTCAAGGCAGTCTAACAACTATAAAGCTATCAAAGAAAGCAGGAGTGATGACTGAATACAAGAGGGTATTGGTTGAATGGAAAGATACTCCAGGAGAGGGTTTTCTAGCTACCGTCGCTATTGATGCCGAGTGGACTGAGGGTGAGGATGATGACGGTATCTTCTTTTATTTTAGTAATCAAAATGAGTTTGAACACGCTCTCGCAGGTGGCGATGAGTATGACTTTACCCTAGAGGAGATAAAATGAGAGAAGAATTTTGGGAAATGTCACTTCCAATGAGTGAAGTGAAAGAAATGGATCGAGAACAGCGCGATGCGTTGATGGCGGATCTTCAGAAACTTGATGATGCTTTTGATAGGGTGCTCTTGAAATATGACCTAGAGTTCTAGGTAAAATGTCTGACCCCTGATGTATGATTATTTTATAACCGAAAGGATACAAAATGGCAAAATACGATGTAGTAGTTCAACTAACAGGTCGTGATGGAAACGCTTTTGCGGTAATGGGAGCGGTGAAGTCTGCACTAAAAAAGTCTGGAGCAACCGCTTCAGAAATTAGCGAGTATCTTTCTGCCAGTATGTCGGGAGACTACGACAACCTTTTGAGGGTTGCTATGGAATACGTGGAGGTAAAATAATGGG